AATCATGTATGTAGTAGTATCAAAACTTTTACCAAAGATTTCTTCCATATCCTTAGCAAATTGTATCTCTGCTCCTAATGCCTGCATAATTTCATTTACTGCAGCAAGTGATGTATCTTTTTTATCCGTAGCAGCTAAAAGAGCCAATACCCGTTCGACTTCTTTAACATTAGATTCCATTAAAGCTATTCTTTCTTGATTAGCTTTTCGTTGGGACACTATTTCCAATCTCCAGTTAGCCCGGGCAGAATTTAAGTAATCTCTCGCTGCTTTCTTTCGTACTTCATTACTCGAAGTATTCCATTCTACATACATATCATTTTCTTCCTTACGCTTATCATACTCAGTTACTAACTTAGCGGAGTAATCTTCCTCCAATATAATTCGATCCTGAATCTGCTTCTTTAAATCTTTTAATTGGCGTTCATTCAATGATTTAATTATATTCATACCTTCTGAAATATTTTTCACAGGATCTTTCAAACGTAACCCCTCAGCAACAAGCTCATTATATTTTTTCTGGGATGCACTTAGTTCATTTTGAACAGTAACTGATTCTTTTGCTCGTCGATTAAATAAAACTAAAGCAGTCGCTGCTGCTGCGATTGCAACGCCTAATGCTAGTACAGGATTTGCCAACATAACTGCATTTAATGTCGTGACAGAAGCAGCAGTTGCATAGAACATCCGTATTAATCCTGGTAAAACACTTGTTGCTATGAACCCAAGTGCTAAGGATAAAGGTCCTACCACAGCCAATAATAAGGTAATCTGAAAACCTAATTTCTTCTGAGAATCAGTCAAACTATTAAACCATTCTGTAGCCTTAGTTAATATCTCTACAATATCTTCCAAAACAGGAGTAAATGATTCGGCAATAGTTTTCCCTAATGTGGTTAAAGCTACCTGACCCGCTGAAATAGCGGCATTCCATTTGAACTCTGCTGTTTTAGAAGCTTCAGCAAAAGCTCTTTCATTATCACCAATAACATTTGTTAATTCTTTGAATATTTTCTTAGTATCTTCCAGGTTATCTCCCGTAAGGTCAAGAACACCAGATAGAGCCCGGACATTAGGAAATACCTTAGCCATAACTGTTTCTCCATATATCTCAGACAAATCTTTAATATCCATGAGTGCCTTCAACAAACCATCTTCTCGAATTGTTTTACGCAATTCCTCCGCTGAAGTACCCATAGTTATCATTGCATCTGCAGCCTGTTTAGAAGGTTTAATTAATGCAGCTAATATCTGCCGTAATTGCATTGAAGCAGTTTGGGCTTTAGTTCCTGTTCTAGTCATAGCGGCAACTGCTGCACCTACTTCATTAAATGCTACCCCCATAGCTGATGCAATTGGAAGTACCATACCCATTGATCCAGCTAATTCATCCGCCTGAGCTTTCCCTTCCCGTACTACAGCAGTTAAAACATCAGTTGCTTTTGCAGCTGATAACACCTGTACTCCATAAGCATTCATGGCAGAAGTAACCAAATCAGCTACCACTTTAGTTTCCCCTAATCCAACGGCTGACGCTTTTGCAGAAGCTGTAAGCACCTCCATTGCTTCAGCCCCTCTAATACCTGCGGAAGTAATAAAGAACAAAGCATCAGCAAGTTCTTTAGGAGATTTCCCTAATGCAGGAGCCATTCGTAAAATATCTTCACTCCACTGCTCTACTTGATCTCGTGCTACACCTACTAAACTAATTATCTTAGTCATAGATGATTCAAACCCCTTATGCATATTGAAAGCAGCCCCGCCCACCAAAGCAATAGGAGCAGTAACAAACATAGACATATTACGACCAAACTTTTTCATCACTGCTCCGGATGTCATTAACTTAGCATTAACAGAGGCAATGGATGCCGATGCGGTTCGCTCAAACGTCTTCATCTGAACAGTAGCCGCGGTCAATCCTGCTGTATTTACTCCCAACGTCGCTATAAGTGCTCCTAAATTCATATCTTTCTATCCTTTCCTTGGTGGAGGCTTGCTCCTTTTTTTATTTGTTAAAGATTGATCCTTTCTTATTCTTCTTTTTTGGTCCCCTGCTATACCAAATAATATACGTTTCTGTTCTTCTACACTTTGTTCCTCTGCTTCTGGACTATCTAAATTCCCCCAATCTGGCATAAAATCTAATGGTGTGGTCATTTTAGGTTCTACCCCTTTCTCCGGATATAACGCTCTAGTAATGTTCGTAATCATTGAACGTAATTGAGCATCCCTAAAATCTGACCTCCACTCTCCAATAGGATCTAATCTATCATATGTTTCCCACTCCCTAATTTGAGTAGGACTCAACTGATCCAACAAGTGATCAGGATGTAATACTCCTAATTCTCTACAGAGTCTGAACTGGAATTGCCGACCTGGTCGGCATCTAAGTTTTTTACTAACTCCTCCTTGTCTTCTTCAGTTATAGAATTAATCCTCTGAGCTTCATTGACAATCTTCTCCAATCGAGCAGCACTCATACTATCACTCAACTGATTATAATCTTTAGATTCTAAGAGTAGTACTCCTTCAGCATCACAGACGGTATGAACAGCTAATTTAGATCGGAAATTATCTAACTTCATTTCATAGTCATATTTCCCTGCCTTATCCTTAAACTTAAAGACCAATAACTTTTCAAACTCATCCCGCTCCCGCCCAGTCATTTGACGGACAAATACGTACTCTTCTTTTCCTAGATCCACTTGAACAATCTCAAGATCTTCCTTGCTCAACAAAGCATTTTTGTCAAGTAACTTTTGTTTTCCTTTACCAATAATTCGTTTCATGATTAAAACTTTTTTAAATAAATTAATACTAAACAATCCATGATTAGGATTGTTTTAATTAAGCACTACTTCCCGAACCGGAATTAATTACAGGCTGTCCACTGATCTTAATCGTGACATCTACTGTAATGGCATCTTCTGGGGAAATGTTCAACGGTAATTCAGTCACAAAACCTTCAAACTCGAAGGATGTGGCTTCATCATCTGGAAGAAAGATTTCATAATTTTGAAGATCATCGCTCTCAAAATCATCATTCATTATTTCATAAGTATCCCTGCGGAAAATCATCGCGAGTGTTACGGTGCCTCCATCACGAAAGCCCCCAATAAACTCGTTATAACCTGCTGTGGAATCCAAAGAAGTAACATCAATTGTTGCCCTACTCTTTCCTGGACCTGTAATTGATTTGATTTCAGAAATCTCTACCCAATCTGTTCCGTCCCATCGTCTAAACGATGTTCCTACTCCTGCTGTCGCTAAACTAGCCATAACTTTACCTCCTTTGTAAATTAAAATTAATAATAAGACGTGCTCTGTCATTCTCATCCCAGTCTAGTAAGGCCGGTCCACTTGAACAATAAATAACAGTATATAATGTTGCATTCCATGTTTCATTTGCCTTACCATGGAGTACAGTTCTTATGTCTTGAATCAATGCCCATCCCGTTCTGTAATTTCTACAACGTACCCGTATCTGTATAGATGGATAGAAATACCCTACACTATCCAAAGTCATTAATGGGGGTGAGCCGTATGTATCAAATATAGTCACACAATCATCAGGTTCAGGTGGTTCCTTCCCTACAAACAAATCCGTGCCAAAAGTAAGTCCTAACGAACTTTCGTCTTCCAACATATCCTTAACATCTTCTGAAGGTGCATTCATATTATTTGAGCATTTTTTCTAATTATTTCTAATATCTTTCCTTTGTTTCTATTTAAAGAAGCTTCAAAAAACTTGGCTCCAGAATTAGGTCGGCTCCAATTTATTTTCTTACTTCCTTTATCCACCATTTCATGAACGAACATTGCGTAATTAGCACTGAATCCCATCATCAAACCAAACTTCATTGCTTCCCGAATAGGAGAAATAAACCAACTAGCTCTTAGATTCCCAGTATCAATTGGGATCTTTGGAGGAGTCTTTTCCATATCCTGACGAATCAGAATAGCTGCTTCAATTAATCCTGCAGAACTTCCAATCTTAATTCTAGCAATCTCTTTATTAAGATTAGCCATAACTACATCCATCCCTTTTATACCTACTGATGACATTATAAATATACCTTTCGTAAAAATTCACTCGCTGATCGTAATATTGGGATCTTATCAAACCTTTTTATTCTGTATGCTTTTTCTATGGTTGTAGGATCTGCTTCCTCATCACTATCCAAATCATCCAAATCTCCTAAATATAAATACCCTTGTTCATGCACATCCTGAGTTACATAAATTGCTGATCTGGATACGGTCTCATTCCCCTGAAGATCACTAATTACTTCCATAGTATCTTCCCAGCGGCAATCTATTTCTACTGGATCATCAAAAGTCTTTCCTCCATAACCATCTTCTACCGGGGCTCCCCAATAGACTGCGGTCTGAACACATAATCTCGCTATGAAACTTTCCATTCCCATTTTAATCAAAACTTGTTATTGCATAAATACTAGCACCCCGTTTTCCTATATTTGCCATTTTACCAGTGGTATCTAATACTAAAACCATTTGCCCGTATGAAGAGCCGGATAACCCTTGTCCAAATTGACCCGGATAATCTGCCCATGCTTCTCCAACTCTCTCTTTAACGGCAGTCCTCCATACAGTGACAGCTAACATATGAGCAGTCAGCCATCTCTCTATTTCTGTTTTCTGGGCAGTACTAAGGGAAGTATCACTACCTAAAATCTCTGTAACCGTTAGATTTGCCGCTGTTATGAACTCATCCACAATCGTATCTGAAACAGTACAATTATCCATAATCTGTTTTACTTCTGCTGCCGTTGTGCGTGCCATTGTGTTTTCCTTTCTTTTTGTCTGTTATCCCATAACAAGGGATTAATCCAATTAATTACTTCTTTATTCCAAGATAATCCTACCCACTCTAATGTTTCATACATCTGCTGATAATCTCCGCCCACCATTCGTTCCGGCCAAACTACTTTACAATTCAGCCCTGCTTCAATCATCTCTACAAACCTCTTTTCATATTGGTGAACCCATTCTATCCAACCAGCTTCATCAGAGAAGGCAGTCATATATCCAGTTTTCATACAAGATCGTACAATATCTCCCGTTCTACGTCTTACTATAATCCACTTGGCATTAGGGAAAGCATGATTCCATACAGGCCAGATTAGACTTGATCTGGAATCCTTATACATCCATTGTCCTCCCTTGTATCCTTCATCCGTCACTACCTGCTCTACCCGCTTCCTCCAATTTACAGGAATAGATAAATTGTCTATGTCTGGTAAAGGATGCTGACCACTCTGATCAACTCCTAGATCATTAAAATAAGGATTCACTATTTCTTTTAATATCTTATCATTTTCAAACATTCCCCTTCCGACAAGTTTCCCTCTAAAGGCTCCACACATACCAAGTACTGAACCAATCAGACTCGTTCCGCTACGGGGACAACCTACAACTAATATGGGAGCTTGTTCAATCATTTATACATATCATTAACCTGTTGTTTTTCTTTTTTCTTTTCCTCCACGGAAACTGTCCGGACCTTTTGCTCTGGATGCCTTCTGTAATAAGCAAGGGAAGTATCACAATACCCTATTTTAAATCCAGCTTCTAAGCACCGTAAATTAAATTCATATTCCTCCTGAGTATTTAGGGTTTCATCAAATCCTCCTATCTTATCAAATATCTCCCTACGATACATTGTAGTAGTGCTATGAATAACATTTTTCTTTTGTAGATCCTGAGAGGTAGGGTATTTTATTTCCGGAGTATAAACAACCTTTTTATCCCTATTCTGGGCATATATCTCAATAGCTTTCCCATGAATGAAATCCACTTCTTGATCTTCCATTGCCTGAACAGAATCCTTAATACAATTCGGGGTCAACATATCATCCTCATGTAAATACTTTATATATTTGCCTGTTGCTTCGGGAAGTACTTTATTGAAATTCTCAGGCCATCCTCCTTCACCTTGACTAACGAGCAGCTGAACCTCTTTAGGAACACTCTCAATAGCTCGCTTTAGCCAGCCGCGATCCTTGTTATAAGGTATTATAACAGTAACCAACTTATCTAACGGTAGAGCCTCTGTAAATGACTCTGAGACGTATTTATCTATCCATTCTATATCCCGGGCTGCAAATATGCGTGGATCACCATGAAAACAAACTAAATTCATTCCCTTAGTCAGTTTAGTTAATCTGGGTTGCTTACTTGGTTTGAAATCATGGATGGTATCCGTCATCCTCTGCCAATAATTATCAGCCGATGTGTTCCTCCACAAAAAGAAATCCATACGCCTTCCTCTGGGAGATGCTTTCTTTTTCCAAGCATTCCAGACTCGTTGTACCTTATTAGAATTAGCAGGAAACCACACTAATCCAGTTGCTAATTTGCCAGGCTGATAAAAGTCTTCCAACGCAATAAACTGAGCAGGATCTTTGACCAAATCAAATATATTTTCCAGTGATTGAATAATAGCAGTATCTAAATCCACATACAAGAAGGGTCGGTACTGGTCCATCTCAGGACTATATAATTGCATCCTTGCCCAGGTTCCTCTCCACTCATTACGTAGTGGAATCAATTCCATGTTACCTAGCTGGTAATGCTCCGAAGCCTTATTCCAAAGA